CATCATTCGACTACTTGAGCTGTTCCGTAGGAGTGGTCTAACCAAGGCGAATCTCTACGACATCCGCTCAATTGGAGGATGGAGCCCTATCCGCATGCTGTGTCTGTTCTACCCCGAGGCAACTGACCGTCTCCTAAAAGGTGATGCTGTCTACGCTGACACTATTGCACAACGACTTCTAAAGGAATTGCAGCAAACAGTGCCATTACTTAACTCATATCAATATGCAGCGATCCTTTGTGAGATTCGCGTTGCTTTAGAGAACGGTAGACAGTATGCTGGTTGGACAATCGACCAAGAGCTTTCGTATTTTCAACGTTATGGAAGCTACTGGAGCCTAAACGGGCTTGAATTAGAGTTCTTGGGTACTCGTAAAGATCTATTTCCTTTGGAGGTTCTTGGTGAAATCAATGGGTGGAAAGGTCTCCGTGAAGGACCAATGAGCGCCCTTAAGAACTATGGAGTCGTGTGGACTGACTTAAAGTACGACTACAACGCAACACTTGCAACTGGTGATTTCTCACATCCAGTCGAGCGCGTAGCATGAGTTCTCGTGCAGGAGTGAACGAAATTCTGCCAGGGCAGTTGTATCAGAGAGGGAATTTTCTGGCGTGGCCAGCAGCACAAAAGCACGAAATGCTCAAGGAGCTTGGGATTGATCTCGTACTAAATGTTTGGCTAAAGGTAGATCCCGATCTCTCTGGAATGATGTATCTGAACGTTCCTCTCCTTAGCCGGAGTGTGCCTCCAGCATTCGACTATGTGTGTCGTGCAGTAGCAGCTAGCATCCTTAAAGGGCATGTTGCTCTGGTCCATTGTGAAGCTGGAAAGAATCGTAGTGTGTTTGCTTGCGCTCGTATTGTGATGCTGCTCAACAAGTGGTCTGCGGACCAGGCGATGGATTACGTGCTACAGCGGGTTCCAAATGCAAAGGTTAATGATCACTTATTGGAGTTTAGTGCATGAGACGCTGTCTCTATTGTGTTGGCATTCCTGGTAGTGGAAAATCTACACTTCTGGCAGCAGCCCTTAAAGGACATCTTGCGGTAGCTGCTGCAAAACCGTTCGCGCATACAGTCTATCCGAACAGTCACGGAACTATTCAATTAGGTGCTACTCGTGCAGCATTCAGTGGTACTGATGCCTTACCTATGAACGTTCAGCCATTAGCAACAGCATGGTTGCTGTCAGAAGCGTTTCCCTACACAACGGTTATTGCCGAAGGTGATCGATTAGGGAACGACCGCTTCTTTACAACACTTTCTGCACATGATTGGTATGTGAGTATTGTGTATCTGAATACTCCGGACGCTGTCGCCGATAAACGCTGTGCAGAACGAGGCAGTAACCAGAACGAAATTTGGATTGCCGGACGACGTACCAAGGTTCGAAATCTCGCTACCACATGGGTACAACCAGAATGGATTCTCGACGGTTGCAAGACTGTAGATGAACTGGCTGTGCAGCTTCGATCGCATCCATTCCTTAGTGGTTGGTAGTAATTACCGTATACCGTTTATATGGTATACTAGATATAGATACCTATGAAGATACACTCCTGGCAGAGCATGTATAGGTAGTGACAATACATCTTCCAACCAACTTAAAGGTTGTTCGTACAATCGAGCTACCAGCTTCAGTCGATAGCGAGCTTCAAGAGAGAGCGCAACGACTTGGTAAGTCTGTGGAAGAAACCGCCGTTATTGCGGTAATCAGTGCCCTTCTCCAAGAAGAACTAGAGAAGGACAACAGAAGCACTAACACAATGTACACATTCACTTGAAAGGCATTTAGTAATGACTTGGATACTCGTAACAATTACACTGATAATCATAGGGTTTATTTGCAACCGTGCAGGCTCTGCCATGCGTAGAGCGGATGGTAGTGTTACTGGTGATGGTCGCCTTATAGCTCGTGGTGGAGTGGCAGCCTGCGCGGTCGTGTTCGTAATCTTCACGCTCATCAGTATTGTTCATGCTGTTGACGCAGGGCATGTAGGCATCATCAAAACATTTGGCAACATCACAGGACAAACAGGTGCGGGTCTTGTCACAACGTGGCCGTTCCAAGATCTTGATACAGCCACCATCCAAGTTCAGCGTTATAACGACGGCAATCTCACGTCGGCAACAAAGGACATTCAGAATGTCCATGCTTCTGTAACAATTAACTACCATGTGTCCCCACAGGACGTGCAGAAGCTGTACATCAACGTCGGGCCGAACTACCTTGATACTCTGATCCCTCCGCGTCTCTTGGACCTATTCAAAGCGGAGACTGTTAAATATGTCGCTGACGATCCTGGACTAAGTGACCCGAAGAATGCTGCGGACCCCAACTACAAAAGCGTCGGTATGCTGCAGAATCGTGAGACTATACGTACGAACGTGCGCCAGCAGCTACGGGAGGCGTTACAGCCCTACTCTATCAGTGTTGACGACCTGCTGATTAACGACATTGGCTTTGACCCTGCGTTCACCAAGGCTATCGAAGACAAACAAGTAGCCCAACAGAACGCGCTGGCCGAGCAGAATAAGGTAGCTCTATCAAGGGCTAAAGGCGACCAGGCGGCAGCTGAGGCCGCAGGACAGTCCAATGCCATCACAACCATCAACAGTGCCCTTGCGGCCTCGCCCAGCTATATTCAGTACCTGGAAGCACAGAAGTTCTCGCAAAGTTGGGACGGGCATCTGCCACAAGTTGTAGGTTCTGGTCAGGCATTGATTACTGTACCTAGCACGGCTCCGTCGAGATGAGCGAGTCTGTGAAGCACTACGTAGAGCAGTTCCACTATGAGCACTCCGACGACCCTATCGTGCTACTGCTACGGAAATACTTTCCTGAGGTAGATTGTGACTTCGCGATGTGGGTGCTGTGGAACCAGACTGCCTATCCGTTCACGGATGAGCTGGACGTGTACGAGCGCCAATTGGCGCGCTATGCGCGGACGGGGCAGGATGCAATGGATCGCTCCGAAGAGCGTATGCGTTTTGAGTCGATGGAATGGGGAGAGCCGGACCGCCATTGGATGGTCGGGCAGGTAGCGCCAACGAAGGCTATCGTGTAAGCGACGGAGTAGGATAGTCTTTGCATGGTGTTCCTTTCTCCGTGTAGGGGCGTCGAACCATAGAAATAGAAATAGAAATGATATAATACGCGAGATTTCTACGTAGCCCTATCTCCATAGGTTGTAAGGGTTTACATTAGTACGGCCATATGCTACTGTAGTAATGCGGGCGTACTACTACCGGCTTCCACATCAAATGGAAGCATTCGGAGAAACTAAAAACGAAAGGAGGTCACGCCATGAGATCGCTTGCTCCTCGAGGACCGCTCGTGGAGTTCCCCCAATCGATAAGCCTATTTTCATAAGGAGCAGAAATGCAACTCGCTAAGAGATTTGGACTGCTGTTTGCAGTCGCTGTAGCTATTATTGTTGGAGCCTCTATTGCCACCTCGACTCCAACGTCGGCACAGTCCTACGGTGGCAACAGCACGATCATTCAGAACGCCTCGGGTATCTACTGGTGTACGGGTGCTACGGCCATCTTCAAGGACAACAGTGGCAACGTGAACTGGAATGCGGCCTGTCCGTCAACCGCAGGGGCGTCCCAGGTGTGGATTAACGGTGCGGCTCAGGTGTCAGCGCCGGTCTATACCGCTCCGGTGACCTATGCGGCGCAGCCGGTGACGTACGCACAGCCACAGACAACTACGGTCGTTGTGGTTGACCCATGTGCGAACAACAACGCCTATGGGTATGCAAGCGTCAACCCATTCGGGTTCGGATTCAACAACCCGCTCGGCTACGGTCTCAACTACGGCATGAGCAATGGCTGCGGCCAGAACTTCAACGCGGGGTTCAACTGCCTTTCGTTCGGGTGTCGCGGGTTCTCTACGTTCCCACGGGCCTGTGTTGCGCCAGGTAGTTGTGGCCAGGGTCTTCCACCTCACCACGACCATGATTCCGACTGTGTTCCGTCCTCGACGGTTCACTGTCACTAGGGTTAGGGGCCAACCTACCTTGCTGATCAGGGTGTCAACTTCCCTCCTCCTGCTAGGTAGATGCCAAATGCCGGTAGCCTACAGTGCCGCATTGCGTCTGTAGGCTACCGGCATTACTTATTCCGGTTCATTCAAATGAGGTATTTAGAGGCAGCTTTCCCAATAGAGGATAAACGTGTATAGGATCATCATATTAACGATCATGGTTCTAGGAACCTTGGCTATGGCTCCAGGAGCCTCAGCAGACGGCGTGTCCACCACTCCTAACCCCATAGCTACCGTACGACTAGCCATCGCAAATGGAGGAGGCGCGTACGCTGGTGATTGTGAGAGCACAACCCCGTCCGATGTTGGGCAGTATTGCAGTAAGTTCTCAGCAGAACATTATCCTGTACGTGCCTACCTAATTGGACCAACATTCTCAGAATTTACAGCGTGGTTATTCATTCAGCAAATAGGAGAAAATGAATTCATTTCATTGGGATTCACACCATATGATGAATCAAACATAATTCCGTGGCCAAATACCAATTAGGAGGCCAGAATGAAGAAGATTTGCGTGTCGGTGATGGCTGCGCTCCTTGCCTACATTGTATTTGTGGGGATGCTTTCGTTCGTCGTGATCATCAGAACGGCAGAGGCAGCAGCCCCGCTACCACCTTTAGACTCTCAGGCTGCACCAGGTGATCTGGCAACGCTGATCAATCAGTACCGGCAACAGCAAGGCCTACCGCCACTTGTTATCACGGCTTCGGTTACCTGTGTTGCGAGCCAGGTAGCGGCTGACCGTGCAGCGGCAGGGCAGCCTGGGACGCACAACGCGAGCCTGACGTTCTCCTTGTTCTCTAGCTGCGGGGCGGGTAACTTTGTCGGTGAGATTGCGGCGGGCAACGGCGCTGGAACGAGTGCAGCGGCCACACTCGCGCAGTTCGTAAATAGCTCTGAGCACTGGGCGATTATTGTCGGTGGAGGCAATTCGCTCGGCTGTGGCTTTGCCACTGGCACATACCAGGGGTTCGCAGGATTCCAGAGCTGGACTTGCGACTTCGCGACAGTGGCAGGCGTTCAGCCTTCGTCCAATCCTAACCCGCAGCCAGGACCAAATCCCTCGCCAGTGCCGAACCCGCAGCCAGGACCGTGCCTCCCACCGCTCTGTGGCAGCACCACGGGTAGTGGCTCATTCTCAGGACCATCGAACGGTGGCACCGTAGGCACGGGTTGCTTTGTGTTTAACTGCGCCAGTACAACGGGCGGAACGTCATCAAGTGGCGGCGCTCCTGCATCGACACCCGGATTCTCATCGAGTGGTGGCGCAGCGGCATCCACGATTCCAGGGGCGTCATCTTCAGGTGGTGCGCCTGCTTCAACAGGGAGTGGAACGAGTAGTTCTGGCGGCGCAGTGGCGGGAACAGGTGGGACCATTTGCCTCCCACCAACCTGCGCAAGTACGGGTCGATAGATGAACTACCACGGCTGGGCACGTGAACACAAGTCTCATCCGGCGTTGCATATTGGCGAATTGCCGGGACGTAAGTCCATCGTGCTCTACATAGATCACGGCACCGTCATTGCACCGCTGGCGTACTTCACATCACCAGAGCAGGCCGCCGAGGCGATGGCGATGCTCGATTACATAATCCTTGGCTTGCCATTTGGAGAGAACGCGCAGGTGATAGCGCCGATGACTGCAATGACTGCGGCACTTCAGGCGTTTGCCAAGGAGCAGGCGGGACGATGAGTAACACATTCCTTGACGCGGCCCTGGAATGACCGCTTATGCAGCGGGCTGCGAACTGCCGTATCGTTGCCCTGTTTGCGGCGGCAACGGACTCGTACCTAGCGGATTCTACAACCAAACTGGAGGGCTCTGGTCGTCTTCCACAACGGCAGTGTTTGAACAATGTCGCTCGTGCTACGGGACCGGCGTGATATGGCGATGAGACGACATTTGTTAGCTCGCAATCAATTAGAAGTCCTGACTGGTCTGATGAAAGCTGAACACGAATTAGCTGGTGTTGAACTAGTTACTACTTCTACCCCTTGGAGCCAGAGTTCAGGCTATGCGGCACTGGCGGCATTAGAACGTGATGGGTTAGTAGTATCCCACTGGGATGTTACTGGCAAACGGCCACGCAAGATGTTTACTATCACGGAACTTGGAAAGCAGTCCATTGCAGAAAATCCCTGGATTAGGACCATCATAGAAGCTGGAGCCTAGTAGATGAAATCTACATTCATGGTCAAAGCTAAGGACATAGCGCAGCTATGCAAGGACTTCCGGAAGGCTCGTTCCATTGATGAGAAGTTAAGGATTGCGCGGGAGCTTCGTAAAGCGACTGAGTCGTGGTCGTTTGAGAACGAAGGTTTTATCTTGACTCCAATCGGATTGGTGAAGCCCTCACAACTGCAAATTACGGAGCACTAGGAGGAATCATGAGAAATGCACTCACGTTCGCAGCGGAACTTCTGCTCTTCACTGCCACACTAATAGCCATCTTCATCTTCCTGGCCGCTTTACACGGCGCACTGGTTGAGCGCCTAGGTTGGCCGGATGACAGTTGGGTTACGCCCGCTTATGCTGGTACACCGGATGCCGTTATCACTGAGATCAATAGCAAGGGTGGCACATTCGCCCCCTGCATTACCCAGGTCGTGAGTAGGGAGACGGGCGGGACATTCGATCCGCATCTGGTTAACCCGAGTTCGGGTGCGTTCGGAGCGCCGCAATTTATCCCATATGGTGGCGTCTACGATGTAACGCCAATGGGTCAAGCGGGTGTGCCTGTTAGGAGTCTCGACGGGACACAACAAATAGACCAGATGGTCTGGTCTTGGCAACACGGACTAAAGTCACATTGGAGCCCACCATGTTGAACGAGACACGGCAATACATGGTGGAACTCGTGGCGCTGATCAATGAACTACGAGAGCAGCGCGATGCGGCGGTGGCGATCCTGCGAGAACAGCAGGGAGTTATTGAGAACAAACATATTAGTTGGGCAGGTGCGGCAAAGAGATTAGAGGCGGTACGAAATGCTGCCCTAGCCGCGCTCGGTGCGGAGGGGACGACGTGAACGAGAGCGATTGGAGTCCACCATGTTGAGACAGCTGCCAGACTGGTTCGTTTGTTTAGTGGTATCTACGGGCTTTCGGCTTTTTGCCGCCTCCACCACTGAAGTAACCATTTCAACGACAAGGTTTAGCTGGGCTGTGGAGGACGTATCTGCCCTACTAGGAGAGTTGTAATGGATAAGCTGTGCCCCCATTGTGGCTATTGCCCGACGTGCGGGAGGAGTAATTTCGGCCCGTATATCGCTCCCGCACCATACATTTTCCAGCCTTGGCATTACCCAATTACGTCCGGTGGAGCAGCGTTACTTACGAACGCAGAAGCTCATGCAGTTGCTGCGTCTTTTCGCGGTTGCATATCCGATGCCCTGGTCGCGTTCGGTGCGGAGGAGACGAAGTGAGCGACGTGTCCGAAGAGTTCGCCTACAGAAGGCGGGACATCGACGCGCTCCTTGACGCGCTCGATGAAGCGGTGGAGCTTGTCAAGGAATGCAACCATGAATACCGGATCGCAGAAGATGGTCGCCGACAGCTCCAGCGCCAATGCGATTCGGCAGTGGCCATACTGCAAAAAGCGCAAACCCCTGTCTTGCCCGTTGGTGCCTATTCGCTTCTGGCGCTATCTTGGCGCGATGCTATCGACACAGCCCTGGCTGCACTCGGTGCGGAGGAGATG